TTTTACGAAATAAACTTAAGAGTGTCATTTCTGAGTTCTTCATTGTAGTTTGTATTTAATATTTTTTTAATAACCCAAACTGTATTTTTTAAACTTATTGTCGTATCGGTGTAGGTTGAATCGGTTATATAATCGATGGGATTGTTGGGTTTTTGGGGTTTGAATTCTTGTTTTGCACATGAAAACAATACCACAACCATAAATAAAACTAAAAAAATTAATTTTTTCATACTAATGTTTCAATTTTGTTTCTTACTTGTTCTACTAAATTTAACTCAACTACACTTGTTAATACAACAGATTCTTTTAGAATTTTATGAGGAATGTGAACTAAAAAAGTATCACCATTAAAGTAGGATAAGTTTTCACCTAAATTTAAAGCCCCGTCAACCATTTTCAGAAAAATTTTAAACTGAACAGAATCTACAAATGTTTCAGATAGTAAAGTTCCAAACTTTTCGTTTATAATGGTTATTTTGTGATTGAATGTTGTTTTTATCATTTGAGTTTTATTTCTACAAATATAATAAAATATTTTTGAAGAAAAAAATTATTCGAATATTTTGGTCAAAATATCTAGTAATTGTTTGTTTTCTTTTTGATTTGGTATGTTTTCTTTCTTAAAGTACTTACACTTGGTATGTTCTTGTCCATCAGAAGCTTTATTCAAATTTGGTTCTTTTTTATTTTTGGTTTCTTGTAAAAAAACAAACATAATACCTTTTTTTATTTTTTCTTCTGAAAAAATATCAATAAATCCAATGAAATCTAAATCGGTGTTCAATTCAATATTTGTTTCTTCATAAAACTCCCTGATGGCGGCATATCCAGGTGATTCACCATTTTCAATACCACCGGAAGGGATTGACCATATGTTTGGTAAAGATTTGTCGGGAGATCTTTTACAAAGTAAAACTTCATCTCTACATTTTAAAATAACTCCAGCATTTTTTTTAAATTTTTTCATTGATATTTATAAATATGAGAGCTAAGATAAATGATAATTTTTTCGATCTAAAAACTGTTTTTTTGGACAAAGACATACAAAATGGTATGATGAAAAAAAAATTTGATGGTTCATACAATGGAATGTTATTTTTGATGAAAAATTTATCGCACTCGTTTTGGATGAAAAATTGTATTGTTCATTTGGACATTATTCACATTAAAAACAAAAAAATTTTAAAAATTCACCACAATTGTAAGCCTTGTTTTACTAATGAATGTGATAATTTCGAAGGTGAGGGCGATATGGTTTTAGAATTACCAGGAAATACTTGTAAAGAATATAATATAAAGGAAGGAGATATACTTCAACTAAGTTAACGAGTTTAATAAATCTAATATTGGATCATCAGAATCTGTGGGTTTACTATCAAAATCAATCGAATCAAAATTATCAATATCAGTCTTTGATATTTCACCCTGATCGTCATTTTCGTTTTCGCAAATTTGAACGTTTTCTAAAATTTTTTCAAGTTGTCTGTTTGTAAATAAATAATTTTTCATATATTATAAATATCATTAAAATTGAATTTTAATTTTTCGTTTTTCATCAACAAATGTTTGAACTCTTTTTTTTGCAACTTCACAATATTTTGGTGAGAGTTCAATTCCTAACCATCTTCGATCTAATATTTCTGCCGCGACTAAAGTAGTTCCCGAACCAACAAAAGGATCCAAAATAACATCGTTCTTGTATGACAAGATCTTGATTGCTTTGGTTGGTATGTCCATAGAAAATGTTGCTTTAGTCAAAGACTTGGTATCAGCAAAATAATTCCACTGACCAAACACAAGTTCCATAAATTCTTTTTTATCATTCTCACTATAAACCATTTTTTTTCTTTTAGTCCCATCCTGATTTTCAATTTCAGTTAACTCACCAGTCCACTCAGGTTGTCCTTTTACTTTCTTGATGTGTTTGTTTTTGTATGCTAATATTATACACTCCTTCGGGTTATAAATGTAAGGTCCGCTGGGACTCATCCACGATCCCCAAGCTGTAGTTTTACTTCTATGTGGTGATTGTTCCTCTAAATCAATAATACCAAAAAAACCATAACCAATCTTTTTCATGATTTGCCAAATCTCTGAAACAAAAAATATACGACCACCTTTCTTTTGACGGTTAATCTCGTAAGGAATGTTAAGTGCGATTCTTCCGTCATCTTTTAATACTCTATATGTTTCTGTTAACCAGTCACGACTGAATATTTTATAGTCTTCAAATTCAACATCATCTTCATAGACATCATAATCAATACCAACACCATATGGACAACTTGTGACCACCAAATCAATTGATCCTTCAGGTAAGGTTTTCATTACCTCAACACAATCTCCATTTATAATTTTTCCTGTTTCTATCATTTTTCAAAATATTATTTTTATTAATTCGCACACCAATTTCCAAGTAAAACCTAACCAAAAAATGACAAGTGTCATTAATATTATTCTGTAAAAATGTTTCATACCACATTCACTAACAGTTGAGCAACTTTATATCCTGTGAAAGCCCCTGCCGCTGCAGAACCCGGCAACACAATGAACTTTCCAAGAATTGTGTCATATTTTTTTCTATTCACAATATAAGAAATTAGGATGTAATAAACAATATAATTGATCAAAACTAAAAGATCTAACTCTTTAGCAACAAATACAACTATTGAATTTCCAAGGAACCCCCACATGAAATTAATAAGAGTTTCTCTCATCAATTCGTTTGGTGTTGTAAGTGCGTCTAAAACTGTAATCTCTCGATCAAATCCTTTTCTCGAGTTGTTGAATGTGGTGTTCGAGATACCATTTTGCTTTTCTAAGGTCTTCGAGTTCCTTGTTTTTTCCTTTTTTTCCTGCACGACTAATATATTTTATTGTGTTTCCCAAACTAAATCCCAATCCCCAAGCATCTATCACTTTGATTGCTTCGTAATAATTATTTTTTCCTCCGTAATGATCTGGATGGTTTATTTGTTCAATCATTCCTCCTCTCTGTATTCTTTTAATAACTCATCGTTGGATTTTGTCCCATATTTTCCTTCTAATGATTTGAGATCAACATGTGAATTCATCATATTTTTCATTTCGTAAATTTGGTGCGTTGTGTTAAGTGACTTTACAATTTCAGAAATAATTTTGTATGGGTCCGCATTTGATCCTGGTCTTCTATCTTCAACATAACCTTTCCATTCGTTTGCCGTGCCCTGTGGTACCCTGATTGATGCTCCACGATCAGACACACCCCAACTAAACTTATCAATTGATTGTGTCTCGAATTGACCTGTAAGTCTCAAATGGTTTTGTGATCCATAAGCCCTAATATGATCTTGGTGTCTTGATTCAAATGCATTAAATAGTGCCATAAAATATTTTTCGTCTCGTTCATTTCTCATTTTATCTGTTGAAAAGTTTGTGTGCATCCCCGATCCGTTCCATTCACCATGAGTTAAAGGTTTCGGATGCAGTTCAATATGATATCCATATTTCTCTGAAACTTTATAGAGTAAGTACCTTGTCATCCAAAGATCGTCCCCCCCTTTATGTTTTCCTTCCGAAAATACTTGATATTCCCATTGACCTAATGCAACTTCTGCGTTTATACCGGTAATATTGATTCCATAATTTAAACACATATTCAAATGTTCGTCCACAAATGACCTACCTACCACATTATGTCCAACACCACAATAGTATTCACCTTGACCTTTAAGAATATTTCTTTTATGGCCCAAAATACTTCCATTTATTTCTTCACGAATAAAATATTCTTGTTCAAAACCAAACCAAAGATCCTCGAAACCTTCACCAATTTCGGATCTTTTATTTGTTTCATGTGGTGTACCATCAGGGTTTAATACCTCACACAAAACATAAACGGTATTGTTTTCTAGTGGAAAAGTTTGTGGAATATAGTGTCTGACGGGGTTTAATAAACAATCTGAGTTTCCTGTATCGGCTTGATTTGTTGATGATCCATCAAAGTTCCATATTGGAAAGTTGCCATCTAAAAACGAATTTTTAACTTCATCGTATTTGACAATTTTAACTTTGCTTCTGAGGTTTGGTTCTGGTTTATACCCGTCTAACCAAATGTATTCTAGTTTAATTTTCATGTTATTTTTATTGTGTTATTTGTTCGTATTTTTTTGTTTGAGAAATGATTCCAGAAATTCTTCTTTTAAACATAGGAAGCAAAGTTTCGTTAATAGGAAAAATGTCTTTTGATGTCATTAAAAATATTGGTCCAGTTTTTTTATCAACACTCTCAAACGTAGAAAAGTTATTTATAATTTTTGGTATTGTCAATTCGTTAATTTGATCTTGATAAATTAATTTAACTTTGGTCATTTGTTGAGGATTATATTTTGTTTCTTTTTTAATGATATATTCCCATACATAATGATTTTTTTTATGATCAACAAAATAAAAAAAACCTTTTGGGTGTAGAATATTTTTTTTGTTTCTTTTTATTTTCATATCCAAAGAATCAAAGACTATGGTCCATACAGATTTTGCGATACTGAAATATTCCATTATTCTTGGTGCAGAATACATTAAAATTTTTCTAAACTCTTGGGATTCTTGTTTGGACATTTGTGGTATTTCTTTGAACTTGAGATCTTTAACCATTATCTCATCATCAATATTGGTAAGTTTTTTGTCGGTATAAATTATTTTATGATCTCTCATGAGTGCCTGAACGTTCATTAAATGCAATGAAAGTTCAATAAAACCTGGATACAATTCCAATTTATCAAGTCTGTCTCCCATTTTTTGAAAGTAAGAAAGTAGTTTGTATTCTTTGTATTCTCGATCAATTGGTTTTTCAAACATCCAATCGGTGTTCAATAAAAACTCTATTTTATTTCTTCGTGCCATTCATTTGAAACATAAGACAAATATATAAAGAAATAAAGGTCTATGATACTCTCATGACATAATACTCCGTTCCATTTATATCATATGTCTCGTGATCACCATCATAAGAGTTAAGTAATGATCCATATCCATCTGAACTAACTACCGTATTTACAATACTATCAGTGTCAATAAAATCCATAATAAAGGTTTTATCATAACCGTAGTGACTTATAAAATCTTTTATGTCGTCTTCCCATTCACTAACTCTATCATTTATTTCGTTTTCTATTGCACTTTCGTCATAACCACCTTGGGGATCTTCTTTGATTTCTTCTATTGTTTCTTCTAAACCTTCAATTTTTAACTCAAGAGCTTCATATTGATCATCAGGTAAATCTTCATTTTCCAATCTTTTATTTAAAGAGTCTAAGGTTACCTGAAGTTGTTGGACCTGTCTCATTTGTTGTTGGGAAAGTTCTAATGGAATGTCGTAATTTTCAGGATCATCTCTTACTATATCATCGTAAAAATCATATAACCAACTTGCCCAACTTTCCGTATCTAATGCACCATCAAAAACCCACTCTGAAAAGGCATCCATACCCATGTCATCTAACAAACTGTCAACTGCGTTTTTAGCGGCATAATCGGCTTCTTCTTCTGTATAAACATCATAGGTATTTGGATTAAATCTATTATCACCACCTAACCATTGGTATTGTTTTCCATGACCATAGGTTGCTCTTCCACTTGGGTATATGAAATATTTGTCTTCAGGAATCTCATTTCCTTCTTCATCCTCAACCATATCAATATCACCCCTCTGTTTCAAAAAATCGTAAAGAGCTTCAGTTCTTTCAGAATCATCTTCACCATTTTCAACATCCCATTCACCTTCTTCTCTTTTTTCGTCTAACTCATCAAGTTTTTGATCCAATTTTGCTTGTTCCCTTATTTTCCACATAGTAGATCCGTAGTCAGATATGTAACTATCTACGGTAATTCCTTCTGTACTCGGTACATTGGTGTAACTTATGTCTAACCTACCCATAACTCTAACGACACCGGTAAGTGATCCAACATTTTTATTCCCACTAACATCTAACGAACCAGTAATTACAATACCTTTACCTCTATATGGTTTGAGTTTAGATATTCTTTCAGCAATACCTCCAACATCTTCCAATAAATCTAAGTATTCATAAGGTGAAATTGAAACCAAATTCTCATCTTGTTCTAAAATATAGTTTTTCAAAAATTTTTTTAACGACATATGTTATAAATATCCAAAAAAATATAATTGATTTTTTTTATTTAGTGATTAAAGTTTATTTTGTTAGATATTTATAATCAAATAAACCACTTAAAATAATTATCATGGGCTGCGGATGCAAAAACAAAGCGAATCAACAAGCACAACAACCAATCCAACAGGTGAGTCAAGCACAACAACAAGGCGGAGGAAACGCCGCTCAACCAAAAACAAGTGTCCAAGAAAATGTTAAGAAAATAATTTCTAAATATTACAGAAGGTAACCTTTGTTGTGTTAAAAAAATTATAGGTGTTCTTTCGGGACACCTTTTTTTTTGTTTGATATTTATAACATATGAGTTTAGAAAGAGCAAGAAATTTAGTTCAGTTATTTAACAATGATGAATACCATGATGAGATTGAACCGTATTTTAATACTTTAATGAATTTCTTAAAGTTCATTAAAAAATATGGTTTATTAGATGAACTTGATTTAACACAAATACCATCAAGAGATTTTGATGACGAACTTTTTTCTTTTTTAGCTGAAAATGGTGTTGTGTCAAACATGGACTATGATAATATACCAGGTCAATTCAAAAATCATTTTTTACTTTATGGTTTAGAAAACAACTATGAAGACACAATGGTGTTTATAACAAATAATCTTATTACTGATGTAGATATTAGACCAGACGGTTTTTATCTTCATTTAAGAGATAGAGAAGAATTAGAAATTCTTTTTTGTGGTGGAAGACGAAATGAAGGTGCAAGAGGTGTGGCAAAAATAATTTTAAGTGAAGATGGTTTAGGTTATGATTGGTATTATAGCGATTATGTAAAACCATATCAAGTTGTTGAGGAACTGGATGACTCAAACATTACAGCACTTAAAGATATTATTTTTAAAGAAATCGGGGATAAAGAATTGTCTTTAGAGGATTATGACTCTGACTTTTTTTCTGAACTTTCCGAAGAACAAGGAACTGAAGGTTATTTTAGAATAAGAGCCGAAGACTTAAATGGTTTAGTTAGTGATGAAGATGCTTTTAACGAGTTATGTAAAAATGATTTGGATGAATTAGGGCTTAATTTAAGGAGTTTATATGGGCAAGCAGAAAATAGTGCGTATGAAGATGAATTATATGATCTTGTCTATGGTGGTTTAGACGAATACTTTGAAGGAAGAATTAGTGAAGTTCCAAGAGAGGTTACT